GTTATGGCATATACACCGAGCCGTGGTCAAGATAAAATAGCAAGAATGAATTCAGTGGCGCCTATTTTTGAATCAGGAATGGTGTGGGCACCCGAAGAAGGCTTTGCAGAAGAAGTAATAGAAGAAATGGCAGCCTTTCCGTTTGGTGAGCACGATGACTTTTGTGACAGTGCTACAATGGCATTGATGCGGTTTAGGCAGGGCGGATTCCTAAACCTGGAGACTGATTATAAAGACGAGGCCCAATTCTTAAAAAGAGATAGGGTGGTATATTACTAATGGCGATTGAAAAAAGAAATTTAGGCACCGAAGATGATGGCGACATTATCCAGCTAGGTTCTGGTATGGAAGTTATGCAGGAGCCTTCTCGCCAGGATCTAATAGAAAATGCAGCCCAGGTATTGGTCACAGAAAAAGATATCCTGATTGATGATGAGATTGATGCGGTAGATGAAGCGCCGCAGGTAGATTTCAACGTCAACCTGGTTGATTACTTAGATTCTGGAGAGCTAAGCTCCCTGGCTGGAGACGTTCTCGAATCTATCAAGGCTGATAAAGAGTCCAGGTCAGACTGGGAGAAGACTTATACTGACGGGTTAAAGTACCTGGGTATGAAGTTTGATGATGCTAGATCCACGCCTTTCCAGGGTAGCTCTGGCGTTATTCACCCAATCCTTGCTGAGGCCGTAACTCAATTCCAGGCCCAGGCTTATAAAGAATTACTTCCAGCAAAAGGTCCGGTTAAGACTGAGATCATGGGCGCCAGGACTGCTGAGGTTGAATCTCAGGCTGAGCGCGTTCAGGAGTTTATGAATTTCTACATCATGAACGTGATGAAGGAATATGACCCTGAGCTAGATATGCTGTTGTTCTATTTGCCCCTGGCAGGTAGCGCATTTAAGAAAGTTTATTACGACACGGTTCAGAATCGTGCATTGTCAAAATTCATTATGCCCCAGGACTTAATTGTCCCTTATGAAGCCACAGATTTAAGCTCAGCTGAGCGCGTCACGCATGTAATCAACATGTCCAGGAACGAGATTAAGAAGCAGCAGCTCTCTGGATTCTATGCGGATGTAGAGCTCAAGGGCGGCGGGCAGCACTTCAGTCGCAGTGAGATTGAGGAGCAGATTGACGAAATTGAGGGCATGGCTCCAAGTTACCAGGAAGATCGAGATCATGTTGTCTATGAGACTCATTGCGTCCTGGATATACCAGGCTTTGAAGACATTGGAGAAGATGGCGAAGAGACTGGTTTAAAACTACCCTATATCGTTACGATTGATGAGGGAAGTCAGCAGGTTCTGTCTATTAGAAGAAACTACCTGGAAGACGACCCATCTAAAGATAAGATTAATTTCTTTGTTCAGTACAAGTTTTTACCTGGCTTAGGCTTTTATGGCTTAGGTCTCAGCCATATGATTGGTGGCATATCTAAAGCCTCCACATCTATTCTCCGCCAGCTTATTGATGCCGGCACCCTGGCTAACTTACCTGCAGGCTTTAAGGCTCGCGGGATGAGAATCAGGGATGAGGACAATCCGCTGCAGCCTGGTGAGTTTAGAGATATTGACACCACCGGCGCGTCCCTGAAAGACAACCTGATACCATTGCCAATTAAAGAACCCAGCAGCGTACTGCAGGGAATGTTGGCCATGCTGGTTGATTCAGGTAAGCGATTTGCCAGCATTGGAGATATGAACATTGGTGATGCTAACCAGGCTATGCCGGTTGGCACTACAGTAGCTCTCCTGGAGCGCGGCACTAAGGTTATGTCTGCGATCCACAAGCGGCTGCATTACTCGCAGCGCTTAGAGTTTAATTTACTTGCAAAAGTTTTTGGGGAGTATCTGCCTCCTAGCTATCCTTATGATAATGGTAGCGGGCCCCAGGAGATAAAAGGACAAGACTTTGATGGACGGATAGATATTATCCCTGTCAGTGATCCCAATATCTTCAGTCAGAGCCAGAGAATAACCTTGGCNCAAGAGCTCTTAACTATGGTTCAGAGCAATCCGCAGATACATGGTCCCAATGGTATNTATGAGGCTTATCGCCGAATGTATGCCGCCCTGGGTGTTGATAACATAGACTCACTGCTTACTCCTCCCCCTGTGCCACAGCCGCCTCAACCGGTGGATGCTGGCATGGAGAACAGTGGCTTTATGATGGGGCAACCTGCTAACGCATTTCCGCCCCAGAATCACCAGGCGCATATTGAGGCGCATAAGTCTCTCTTTATGACTGAGATTGTGAAAACAACTCCGCAGCTCCAGGGCGGGATTATTTCTCACATGATGCAGCACCTGCAGTTTATGGCAAATGATGCGGCTCAGGAGCAAATGCCTCCAGAAGTGCAGCAGCAGGTTCAAGAGATGCAGCAGCAAGCTCAATCTGGCCAGGTTCCGCCTGACCAGGTAGCAGCTATGCAGGCGGATATTCAAATGATGCAAGAGGGTTACAGTGCCCCGATCATGGCGCAGCTTACCCAAGATCTTCTTGCTTCAATGGATACGGGGTCTGAGACAGATCCTTTGGTTGCCATTAGGCAGCAGGAGTTGCAGTTAAGAGATAAAGAGATAGACCAAGACGCTGAGCAGTTTGACATGAAGCAACAGGCTAAGCAGGACGAAAACCTGCAAGATGTTGCGATAGCTCAGCAACGTATAGACACTACTAAACAGGTCGCTGATGATAAGTTGGGAATCGCTGATCGCCGTCTGGATCAACAAGCCAATCTAAAGCTGGCCGAAATGAGAGCCAAATTTGGAGGCATGAGATGACAACAAGTTATGTTTTAGAAAAACAAGAAGAGCTTCGGGCTATCAAGAAGCTAGAGCGCCAGGCTGAAAAGCTAATTAGAGAGAAGGCTGAGCAGGCAAGAAAAGACCTGGAGCATTCAGATGCTTTGCGGTTAGCTGCTAAGATGGCAAGGATTAACGGTGATGAAGTAGCTCTGGCTGCAGCAAAGAAAGCTATTGCAGCAAATGCCAGGGTTGAGATGGTTGCACCAGCTCCGGTAGAGATGGAGAGAGCTAGAGACGATAAGGGACATTATGTCGCTGACGACCTATCAACACCAGACGTAAATGAGGCGTATGTTCCTAAAGCTAAGAAAGCGCCCAAAAAGAAGGCTGCCCCTAAGAAGAAGGCTGCAGCAAAACCTAAAGCAAATGCTGGGAGTAAAAAATAATGCCATTAGATAAAGGTAAAAAATCAGTTGGAAAGAATATTAAAAAACTTCGATCCGAAGGTAAACCACAAGCCCAGGCGGTTGCTATTGCAATGAAGACCGCCAAAGGCATGAAGATGGGCGGTGAAGTAAAGCGCATGAAGACCAGAGGTACTGGCGCAGCAACTAAAGGCTTGTACTATTACGAGAAAGTCTGATGGATGAGCTTACCCTGGCGAGCACCCTTAAAAGGGCTATGGCCGAGCGCAGGAGTCAGATCCAAGAAGTGATGATGGAAGGTATGCTAAAAGATATCGAACATTATAAAAGTTTGCAAGGTCAACTAGAAGTGTTAAACTTAGTAGAAATGACCATAAAAGACTTTTATAAGGAGAACAAGTTTGAGTAAAACATCATCCAGTATAGATAGCGCCTACTTAGAAGGAGATAACCGCGTGTTAGATCCTTCATTGTTGGACCTTAGTTTGATTGATCGTATGCCTACTCCAACAGGTTGGAGAATGCTTGTGCTGCCTTATGCAGGACAAGGGCAGACAAAAGGTGGTATTGCTTTAACCAAAGAAACTTTGGATAGAGAGGCTTTGGCCACTGTAGTCGCATATGTAGTTAAGATGGGTCCCCTTTGCTATAACGATAAAGCAAAGTATGGCGACAAGCCTTGGTGTGTTGAGAAAGAATGGGTTCTTATTGGTCGATATTCTGGCGCCAGGTTCAAATTGGAAGATGGTGCTGAAGTCCGCATTATCAATGACGATGAAGTCATTGGTACTATCCTTGACCCTGACGACATAGTGAGCTTCCGATGATTGAGAACAACCAGGCAGAAGAACTGCCAGAAAACGAAGAAATTGAAATTGAAATTGTTGACGATCCACCGGAGGGCGAGGAGTTAAAGTCCAGCAGCGAAGATGAGCTGGAAAATTACACCAAGTCTGTCAGCAAAAGAATCAACAAGCTCAACGCCAAGAACAAGCAGGCGGAAGAGCGAGCCGCGCAGCTAGAGCAAATTGCCCTGGCTAAAGAGCGTGAGCTGCAGCAATATCGAGCCTACACCGCTCAGCAGGATCAGACGGTTCTATCGAAGGAAGCCGAGGCTATTGAGGCAAAAGAATCTCAGGTCGATGATCTTTATAAGAAGGCTGTTGCCAGTGGTGACCCTGAGTTAATGTCTAAAGCAACTACTCTGAAGAATGACATGAGCATTCAGAAAGAGAGATTGCGCGTTCAGACTTCTCGCCAGCAGGCTGCAGTTGCAGAATCTCAAGCCCAGGAACAAGCCCAGTACCAAGCGTACAACGATCAACAGTCTCAGCCTCAGCAACAAGTAGTGGCAGCGCCTACCGATCAAGCCCTAACCTGGCACGAAAGAAATAAGTGGTATGGCAATGGTGAAGACCAGGAGCATTTGCAGGCGACTCAGTTTGCTTACTTCACTCACTTTAATTTAATCAATGAAGGTTTTGAGCCTGACAGTGACGATTATTACGGTGAATTGGACACTCGCGTTGGAAAGGTATATCCTAAACTGGTTAATGCCACAACTGGCAATAACAAAGCTGTATCAAATGGAAGCAGGCCCGCCGTGCAAAGAGTCTCTTCCTCCGCCTCCCCAGGTGGACGGCAACAAACACGAGGCAACAGGAGCGGTGTTACTTTTAGTAACTCTGAAGTGGAGCGCCTCCGTGGCTTAAAACCGCACAACATGACCATGGAAACGTGGTTGCGGCATGTAGCTAAAGAGAAACAAAAAATCTCAGCAAAGGAGGAGATNTAACATGACAGAATCNAAAAGTAATCGCACCTCGCGTGAAAGTGGAGCGCACGATAATCAGACTCGACGTAAACCGTGGCGTCCAGTACGAAAGCTGGAAACGCCTGAACCACCTCCAGGTTATACCTATCGGTGGATTCGGGAGTCCATGTTGGGATCGGAAGACAGAAGTAATGTCTCTCGCCGCATTAGAGAAGGATGGGAGCTGGTTAAAGGCTCAGATCTTCCTCCAGAGTGGTCCGAAAGTCTACCGACTATGGACAATGGCCGACATATGGGCGTCATATATAACGAGGGCCTTCTTCTTGCGAAGATGCCTGATGAAACGATTGCTGAGAGGCGGGATTATTACGAAGGTAAGAATCAAGCTGCAAAAGATGCTCTGGACAATAACATGTTCGGGGATGCTCAGAGAGATGGTCGTTATGTCAAGTATGATCCAAAGAGGGATTCCCAAGTAACCTTTGGCAGAAAATAAACGAGGAAATGACCTATGAGCAATAAAGATGCCGCATTTGGTTTAAAGCCGTCCCGCATGATGGGCGGAGCTCCTTACTCAGGTGGCCAGAGCC